TTTAAGTCGCCAATCATTAACTGTTCGATCTGGCTACCGATAGCGGAATCGTAAGTTGCGTTTGTTCTGATAGCCTGAGTAACCGCATGAATACGGGTAGTCATTCTCTCAATTTCAAGAATCTGGTCTTTAACGTGAGAGTAGTCTGATACTGGAATAACCGAATCTGGGTCTTGGCTTTGAGCGATAACAACACAAGGATAGAACTTCTCAAACTCTATAGGTGGCTCTGACTCCATAAGTAGCGACTTCTCGCCAGTCATTTGGATCCAGTAAACTTGCCCTGACTCGTAGCACCAAATTTCGTAAACCTCTGCCTTACCCTCGTACTTCTCTCTATCACGATTAAAGTCTTTCTTTATAGCCTCTGGGAAGCTGTCAAACTTTAGCTTGTTGCCTACATCTTCTCCGAAAAGCTCTACTGCTTGCCCACGATTTAGGTAAGCCCTGCGTCCACGCCATTCTACTTCTGACTCGTTACGAGCATCAGAACAAATGTAGTCATTGTATTGAACCGTTTCTAGGATTGCTCGCTCATCCTCTTTAACCTCAACATCCATCGGAACGATTAAAGTATTACCAGGACCAGCGGTAAGGATATCAGTAGGCCCTTCGTAGGTCTCATTGTCAGAATCAACTAGAGTACCGTCTGGGTTCTGAAACAGTACCATCTCTTGCTTTTGCACTTCTGACTCAAAAGCATATCTTGCCCACAAAACAGCTTGGCCGGTAAGAAGGAATTGCAGAGCTGCCGTGTAGCCAACCTGATCAAAGTTAAACTCCATATCCATCTGGTACTGGATGTTTCGCTCTAAGATAACAGCGGAAGCCTCATGCAAGGTGCCGCCTGAGCGTTTGCGTAGTGTTACTTCAGCTTTAGGTGTCGAAGAATAATAAGCTGGTAAAAGAGTGTTGACGCAGTACCACCACACGTTCAAACGACGCTCGGTATCACGCATGATACCAACATCTTTTTGAGCGTTATAAACACGGATAGACTCTTCAGCCGCAGTAATAAAGGTTTTTCGGCGCTCTAAGGCGAGGTTAATCTGACTCTTCCAATAGGCACCGGAGAAACGCTTGATAACTGATTCATCACTCATATTTTTGGCCTACTAGCTTGCTGCCGCATTTGCGCAATATACGCTTGTAACTTAATAACACCTTTGTTGAAGACTTCCGCAGGTTGTTCCCATTTGCTGTCAACTAATCTTGCCTTACACATATAGCGCAAAGCATCCATGCAATGGTCATCGCCTGCACTGTCGGCATCCTCTGGCTTCCGTTTGTCGATTGCCAAAGCGGGAAGGGTCTGGATGAGATACGGACATGTAGCAAAAATATACAGCAACGGTGGCTTATTAACCAACCTTTGTCTGATCTGTGACCAACCCGACAACCTATCATTGTCAGCTGCTCTAAACGGTGGGTGCTTATACTTTCCAAAAACTTGGGTAAGTTGGTCGTTAATGCTTGGTCCACCATCGTGTTTGAAAATAGACGGGTCAGCGTAGCCTAGTGGATTTTCTCCGACGGAGAGAGAAGCAATTCTATTTGCCTGCTCAACGTTATCGACTCCTTTGCCCCACAATTCTCGATAAATAACGATGCTTCCTTTGGGGTATGGGACTTCGTTACCGGAGTCATCCCTGCCAGAACTAACAGCACCCCATACAGCGGCAAAAGGACTACGAAAACCCCAATCGTAACCAAGATAGCGAGGCCAATGTTTAGGCACGTTAAAAGGACTAACGATATGCTTGCTACTGAACTCAGGAAAGTAACTACCTTCATGAATCTCAAAGTCTCCTTCTAGCCATGCTCTGACCAGCTCTGGCGAGCCAACCATGTGCAATCGGTTAATGTACTCCGGGTCTTTAGCTAACAGTATTTGATTATCGTGTACTCGGGACGGGATATAAATGTAATCAAAGCCAGCACCGTTAGGCAGGTCTTTGCGCAAGAGCTTCATGCCTTTTGGTGATGGTCTTATAAACAGCTCTTTGAGCCATCCGTGACCTATACCGCCTGGGTTAAAGGTAAGAATAACTTGCCCACCACCCTTACCTCGTAACGCTCCGAATAGCTTCCAAATAGGTGCAGGGTCAGCGTAGTTACCCGCCTCCTCTACCGCACAATGACTAAGATTCTGCCCTTGATACTTTTCAGCATCAGAATCATCGGACAATGGCCTAAACCGTAATCTTCCACCATTAAGAAACGTAAACTGCTTTTTTTGGTCCTGCCAGTGAGCTTTGAGCGGTAAGTATATCTGCTTTGCTCGCTCGATTAAGTCATCCGCCTGGGGTAATTCTTTGCGGAAGAATATAGCGTTAAAATCAACGCCAAACTGTTCTTGCACTATAGCAAACTTACCCAGCACCCCATCAGTCTTACCGCCACCACGGGCACCTCCGTAGCCTATAAGGGTAATAGGGCAGTGTACTAGCGCGTCTTGCGGACCAGGTTGAGGAGCCCAGACAATTGTTTCATCAATTCGTCTATCCGCAAGATAATCATCCATTCTTTAGCTTTTGACAGTACGCCCAGAACTCTTCCCAAATAGCCGGGTTAGTCCGTGGGTCTATCTCTTCATCGCACTCAAGACACGTCTCAAACTCGCCTGGCTCAATGTCCTCATCAACTACCGCCACAGCACCACACTCAGGGCACTTAAAGTATCTCTCGGTCTGCTGAATCATACCCACCTGTCATCACCGCATTATCACCGTAAATCCGCTCTACACTACATGTAGGATTCTGGCAGTAAAAGTAGAAATCCTTACCATCCACAACGCTTACGGTACTGATGTGATTGCACCAAGGGCAACGGCGGGTCTGTTCTGACTCATCCTTCATACGATGCTCTATGCCCATTATTCCTCTGGTGGTTTAGGTAGCGGCATCCAGTGGGTGATGTCTGTGGGCTCATAAAACGAGTGACGATCTGTTGCCCATGCAAACTCCCAATCCCAACTGCTTGATGGTGGGGCAACTCGTTGGCAAACCTCTGAGCCGTTAATTAACACCCATTCCCCAATCTCTGGCAGCCTCTCCTTCACGCTAATCCACTGCGGCGCTGCGGCTTGGTAGCCAGCGAGGAAGCTATCCTTCTCCCAGTCGCAGACGAGATCCCAGCTTAGCTGATACTCTTCTACATCTTGATTCGGTCGAGGCGTTCTACTCCACTTTTCCGCCAACTCTTTGAAAAATTGCAAATGTTCACTTTGTATAACTTTACTCATCACCTATCTCCTCAATGTCATGCGCACGATTGTACTCAGCCTGCGTAACCAAATTATCCTTAACAACAAACTTCCTACCGCAATGCTTAGACCCACACGCAACCCACTTACACGACGTAACAACCACGCTAATATACCCGCACTCAGGGCAACGGTAATAATAACAAACATCTTGCTTGGGAAATAAGGGCTTAGTCACACAAATCCCCAACGAAAAAAGCCATTGTCAGGTTGCCTACCGCTGTTAATCTTCAGCAAACCCGCAAATCATGTACCGGGGCAGGAAACAGCAAAAACGCCCACCACTAACGAAACCAATGGCCTATGTATACATACTATACATCTTCGTCTTTAGTTAGATACTTTTGCACAAATTCTTCCTTACTCATCGGCTTGGAACTAACCACAGCACGAATCTCACCAGTATGCTCAATCACCTGCTGCTCACTCCAACCCAACTTAGTCTTAAGCAAATGCAACAAAATAGGCGTATTCCCATTCATAGCCTCAGTAATCGCAACAGACGCTAAACCACGCTGCATCTCCGTCACACCACTCAAATAATCCTCTAAGTAATATTTCTCCAAAACATACACCGTCACCCTCGCAGCTATAGCCGCATTACCCTTCGACAACCCTAGCCTACCCAAATCACTAATCTGATGAGCTAAATCCTCATTACGCTGATGGTCCCTCGTGTGAGGCTTAGGCTGCATAATAGGCGGCAACACCTCTACATTCGATTCGTTCGTTTCATCACTCATAAACGTGTTTGATTGGTAGTAGGGGTAAAAAATTTGGGAGGGTGG